AGGCTGGCGCTTCACTCACTATACACTCAAAATAATTTTCCTTAAATATTAGTATGGCACAAAGTTTACAAGGTAATCTTACCAAACGGGCACATCAAAAGTCTAAATTCACTGAACAACAGATCCTTGAACTTAACAAATGCATGGACACAAAAACAGGACCATTGTATTTTTGTAAAAACTATTGCATGATACAACACCCTACAAAAGGTGCAATTAAGTTTGACATGTATGAATACCAAGAAGGTTTAGTAAAAACTTATCATGACAATAGATTTGCTATTGCAATGTTGCCAAGACAGACAGGCAAAACAACATGTGCCGCGGCGTATCTTGTATGGTATGCTATGTTTGTTCCTGATTCTCAAATACTAATCGCGGCACATAAATTTACTGGAGCACAGGACATCATGAACAGGGTACGATTTGTTTATGAAAACATTCCAGATTTTTTAAGAGCAGGCGCATATTCTTACAACAGAAATACACTTGAATTTGATAATGGATCAAGAATAAAGGCAACCACCACTACAGAAAATACTGGTAGAGGTATGTCACTGAGCGTAATATACTGTGATGAATTTGCATTTGTAAATCCACCTTCGAAGGCATCAGAGTTTTGGACATCACTTGCTCCAACGTTGGCTACAGGAGGAAAATGTATAATCACATCCACGCCAAACTCAGACGAAGATCAGTTTGCCCTTATCTGGAAAGAAGCAAATAGAAAATTTGATGAATATGGCAACGAACAAGCAGTTGGCAAAAACGGTTTTGCAGCTTTTAAAGCATCGTGGCAAGAACACCCGGAACGTACGGAAGAGTGGGCTAAAGAAGAACGTGCTAGAATAGGCGAAGAAAGATTTAGACGTGAACATGACTGCGAATTTATAATATATGACGAAACACTAATTGCTCCTATTAAACTTGCTGATCTACAAGGCATCGAACCTAAGGAAAGACACGGCCATGTAAGATGGTATGACAAAACCAAAAAAGGCAGGGCATATCTAGTGGCTTTAGATCCCTCATTAGGCACAGGCGGAGACTACGCGGCTATACAAGTGTACGAAATGCCTGACATGAAACAGGTTGCAGAATGGCAACACAATTCAACTCCAATTCAAGGCCAGATAAGAATATTACGCTCGATACTTGATCAAATTAAAGAGCAAATAGGCGACACAGCTGAAATATATTATTCTATAGAAAACAATACAATTGGCGAAGCTGGACTAGTAGCCATTGCTGATATTGGAGAAGAAAATATGCCAGGACAATTTTTATCCGAAACAATTCGCAAAGGACATGTACGTAGATTTAGAAAAGGTTACAATACCACACACAACGCAAAAATTACTTCATGTGCAAAACTTAAACAAATGATAGAATCAGACAAAATTGAAATTAAATCCAAAAATTTAGTATCAGAATTAAAAAACTTTGTAGCATCAGGCACATCATTTTCCGCAAAGCCGGGCGAACATGATGACTTAATTATGTCTACGCTTCTAATATTACGCATGGCAACAACAATATCTTCATGGGATCAAAAAGTTTTTGAAAGATTGCGTGATGCAGAATCGGAAATAACCATGCCTATGCCTATATTAATATCCACCTAATATCAAGCAAAATACCGGCCCTAATAAATAGTTTATATGGATCTTAATTTAGTAGCACAGGATTTATTTGACGAACTAAAGTCAAGATATGCCCAATTAACTCTAGGTGACGATCAAGCACAGGTTACAACAGACCCCCAACTAGCAAGGTTTTTTAAATTTAATTGGAACAATAACCCTGTTTCAGTGTCAATAGATGAAGAAAATGTTAGATTAATATACAACAGATCCCTTACAGATTCAGTGGACAGCGAACAAGAAGCAGAATGGTATGAATTTTCACGTGCTATGAAGGAGTTTGCTGTAAGCCATAATTTAGGATTCAAGCCACAGGATGTGGAAAAATTAGATCTTGAACAAGGGGACTTTGAATTTTTATCTCAAGTAAATACAGTTAAGGAAAACAAAATGCACGGCACAACAAGAACATCATACAGACCGTTAGACAAAACCAAAATGATTATAAGACACAATAAAAGTGTTGATGAAGGCATTCCCGGAGCAAGATCAAGAAACATTAAAGCAATTTTCATTGAAAACAATCAAGGCGAAAGATTTAGATTTCCATACAATTATTTGAATGGCGCAAGAGCAATGCAAATGCATGTTGCTAAAGGCGGCAATCCATATGATTCAATTGGCGAAGCAATAATCAACACAGTTGAAGACATAGCCAAAATGAGAAAATTCACACAGTATGCACAGCGTAACAAAATGATTGATGAATCAACCCAACAGTATGTTGATGCGGCGCACATGAAGATACAAGACAGCAAAAGACTTTTATCTCAAATACAAAGATCAACCACTTACGAATCAGCTGTTGAAATGTTATCAAATGTTACAGAACAAAATGATCAACACACAGTTGACACCTTAGTGAAAACTTTTACCAAAGAAACTTTTGATGAAGCCTTGGTAGATGCATTTAAAATACTACCTATGCTTGAACTAAAAGGTGACGATGAAGAAGACACAAAGTCCAGAACAGATGTAATGAAACAAACTTCTACAGCGGCAAGATTCAAATCATATGTTGATTCTTTTGTCAATTCACCTGAGTCTAAATTAATTTTGAGAAAAGATGATTCATTTGATGACTTTCAAAATAATTTAAGGTCACAGCAAAAAGATACTAATGCTAAACTTGGCACAATTATGAGAGATATTGCTGGCAGATTCCTTTCAGCAGATCCAGCCGATGATGCCATATCAAATTTTGCATCAGATATGGAACAGCAATTATCAATGAGTGGTGAACTTTTTGCAAAGCCAAATCCGGAACTTAAAGCTCTAAAAGGCACTGCGATTAAATTAGCCAACAAATATCTCACAGACATGAAAAAAATTAAAACCGATGATGCATACAAAGATCAAGTGCGTAAATCCCCAGAAGATATTAAAGCATTCAAAGACATCAAGGGCAAAGAAATAGATAAAGGCAAGTTAGCCAAACAGTACAAAAGAAAATATAAAGGGGAAACTGCTGAACTAGAATCATGGATGGATGGTAGAATAGCAGAAATGATGAACAATCTAGATCCAGATAACATCGAAGCATCTGAACATCAAGATGCATTTGAATTATTAGAGCCAACATCAAAAAGTCCAGCCGCAGACAAAATTGCACAACTAGCCATTGCTAGGAAAAAAGAAGGCGACGACATGGACTATGAAGATATGATTAAAGCTTCGGAACTTATTAGACAAGATAGACTAGAAGAACTTGGTGCATTCATATACGACTTGGACACAGATCCTAGAGAAGAAATTATGTCAATGATAGAAAAGTTCGAACCTGATACTTTCGAAAAAATGTATGGCGATCAAACTAGTTACATGAGTCTAATGAAACCAAAAGGGATGGAATCTACAGAAGAAACAGTAGAAGAAATCCTAAAATTATCAGGCATCAAATAAATTCTTGACAAAACAAGAACAATGCGTATATAATATGCATTACAGTGATACACACTAGGCAACACAAAGGAGGCTTACATTATGGCAACACTGGCAGACATAAGAGCAAAACTCCAGGCTCAGAACTCTAAACCAGCAGGTGAGGGGCAAATTGGAGACAACGCAATATATCCACATTGGAATATTCCCGAAAATTCAGAAGCAGTACTTAGATTTTTACCCGATGGTGATTCTAACAACACTTTCTTTTGGACTGAAAGAGCAATGATCAAACTGCCTTTCAATTCAGTAAAAGGTGACGCAACATCAGGCCCAGTACAAGTGCAGATTCCATGTATGGAAATGTATGGAGACGCATGTCCTATACTTGCAGAAGTGAGACAATGGTTCAAAGACAAATCATTGGAAGACTTAGGCAGAAAATATTGGAAGAAACGTTCATATATTTTCCAAGGATTTGTAACTACATCTCCACTTCAAGAAGATGCACCCGAAAATCCAATACGTAGATTTATTATTGGTCCGCAGATTTTTAACATCATCAAGTCTGCACTTATGGACCCAGAAATGGAAGATCTTCCAACTGACTACACAAGAGGCGTAGACTTTAGGATCAACAAAACTACTAAAGGTGGTTATGCTGACTATTCCACATCCAAGTGGTCAAGAAAAACAACTCCACTATCAGAAGAACAAAACAAAGCCATTGAGACACATGGTTTACACAATCTTGGTGACTTTTTGCCTAAAAAGCCAGGCGAAGTCGAAATCAAGGTAATGGAAGAAATGTTCAGAGCATCAGTGGATGGTGAGCCCTATGACGCAGAAAAGTATTCACAGTACTTTAGGCCCAATGGCATCAAAGCGCCAATAACAGGAAGTGGTACAACAGCACAAGAACAGCCACAAGCAGTGAAGGAAGAAACTGCACAGCCAACTGTAACTGCGACACCCGAGCCTACTCCTGCTCCACAACCAGTACAACCTGTAGAACAGCCTGCCGCCACAAATGGCAGTAACTCCAAAGCAGAAGATATTCTGGCAATGATCAGAGCAAGACAACAAAAATAATCACACACTATGGGGGGCAAAGTCCCCCCTACTTGGCATGATTTATATTAATGGTGATAGTTTTACAGCAGGCGCTGGCGTGAGAGAAGAAAGTGGCCCTGAATCAACATGGCCATATCTTTTGTCTAAAAAAATGAATTTGCCTATCAAAGAAGAATCAAGAAGTGGTTGTTCAAACTATAGAATATTCCGTTATGCATTACAAGAAATATTAAGCAACCACACACTAACACATGTTGTA